CCAACAGGTCATTCTGCTAATGGTGTTGAAATTTTTCAAGGTTCTCATACAATTCAATATTGCACGGGAGATACAGTTGTTGATCTTTTTGCAAATTCCTTAGGCACTGTCAGTGTTAAAGGAACAGCTAACGTGACTGCAAATATTTCTCTAGCTGCTAATGGTCAAGTCACCGCAACATCTTTTACAGGTAATGGAGCAGGACTTGATGGAGTGACAACTCTAGACCCAGGAACACAAATGGTTTTTTACAGAGTTCCGCTCCTACAGGTTGGACTCAAAACACGGCTTCAACTTTAAGCAATGCAACATTAAGAGTTATAACATCGGGTTCAGCGGGAACAGGAGGTACAAATTCTTTTGATACTGTTTTTGGACCTTCTAAATCAACCTCTGGTTCAGCCTCTGCTGGTATAGCACCTCTAACTGTCGGTGGAGGAAGTTGTTCTAGTCATACTTTATCAACTCCCGAAATCCCAAGTCATACTCATCCTTATAATAGAGGAGGTTCTCCTAGAAATGTAGCTTCAGGTGGAAATAGTAGTGCTTTACAATCTGCAGGTTCAAGTTCAAATTCAACAGGAGGAAGCGGGGGTCATAGCCATCCTATTTCAGGATCAGGAACTGCTTCTGGAAATATTGATGCTCCCTCTGTCGCATTATCTGTACCTAATATGAATTTAAAACACGCAAACGTTATAGTTTGCAGTAAGGATTAATATGGCATCAACTTATTCAGATCGATTAAAATTAGAATTAATGGCCACTGGAGCTAATGCTAATACATGGGGAAATAATACCAACACTAATTTAGAAACCATTGACGCTTTTAATGCAGGATATCTTTCAAAATCAGTCGCAGGTTCTGCAAATGTCACTTTAACTACTAATGACGCAGATCCCACTGCTGAAGCGTCGAATAAGGTAATTGAATTTACAGGAACTTTAACAGGAGATATTACAGTCTTTGTACCTGCTGTTGAAAGTAATTACATATTTTTTAATAACACCTCAGGAGCTTTTTCTTTAACTGTCGCTCCAACAGGGCATGGATCAAATGGTGTTGCGATTGTTCAAGGAGCACACACTATTCAATACTGTACAGGAGATAAAATTGTTGATTTATTTGCAAACTCTTTTGGTAATCTATCGGTAAAAAATCAAATAAAGATTGGCGACAATATAACATTAAATGCTAACGGTGTTATAGCAGCAACAACTCTTCTCGGTAATGGTGCAGGATTATCAGGCGTTGAAGAATTTGCACAAGGAACAGAAGCGTTGTTCGTTCAAACTTCTGCTCCAACAGGCTTCACCACAAACACAAGTGCAACTTTGTCAGAGTGTTGCTTACAAGTAGTTTCGGGGACAGGAGCAGGAACGGGAGGTAGTGATGCTTTTAGTTCAGTTTTCACTGGGTCAAAGACGGCTTCTGCTACGGATGCTCCTATTAATATTGATAATCTTTCTACGTCTAGCACTTTGACTGCGGGAACTCACACTTTATCAACACCAGAAATTCCAAGTCATACACACTCCTCAACAGGATTCGGTGGTACAAGAGGAAATGCTCAAGATGGAGGTCCGTTAGGAGGTTTTCAAGGACCACAAACTGTTAGTTCAGGTGGAGCGGGTGGAGATGGATCACACTCACATACAATATCAGGTGTTGGAATAAGTGGAACTTTAAGTTCTCCTATTTCATGTAGTATTCCAAGTATGGACTTAAAGTATGCGGATAGTATAGTGGCAACAAAGGATTAAAAATGGCAAGTACATATTCAGATAGTTATAAACTCGAACTTCAAGAAACTGGAGCAAATGCTAACACTTGGGGAAATAATACGAATACAAATTTAGAAACAGTTGATGCTTTTACAGCAGGTTATTTATCTAAATCTGTTGCAGGCTCAGCTAATGTTACTTTAACAACAAACAATGCTGATCCCACTGCAGAAGCTTCTAACAAAGTTATAGAATTTACAGGTACTTTGACAGGTGATATTACAGTTTTTATTCCAGCCGTTGAGTCAAATTATATTTTTTACAATAATACCTCAGGTGCTTTCACTTTAACAGTTGCTCCTACAGGACATGGTAGTAATGGTGTTGTAATAACACAAGGTTCTCACACAATTATGTATTGTAAGAATGGAGATAGCATGGTTGATCTTTTTGCTAACTCTTTAGGAAATTTAAGTATTAAAAATACTTTAACAGTGAACAACTCTGTTTTTACAGCATCAAGTGGAACAGTGAACGCAACGGCCTACTCTGGAAATGGCTCTTCTTTGACAGGAGTTTCTAGTATTCCTTCTGGATCACAAGCTCTATTTTTTCAATCTACTGCACCAAGTGGTTGGACTCAAAACACTGACGCATCGATCAATACAACCACTTTACAAGTTGTCACAGGAACAGGGGGAGGAACGGGAGGTAGCGACGCTTTTGGAACTGTTTTCTCAGCTTCGAAAAACACTGCACCCGGTACAATTTTATTTGATGATTTAGCTAGTGCTTCAGTTGGCACAGGAACTCTTGCCGTAGGTAGTACAACTCTTTCTACACCAGAAATACCTTCACATAATCACCCAACTGGTGCAGTGGGTATTCCTTATGGAAATAGAGATAGTACGGTAGCGACTCCTGGTGGTGTTACTTTAAATGCACAAGGAGGTAGTGGTGGTCACACTCATCCAATTTCAGGAGGCCTAACTTTAACTGGAAATGGTTCAACTACAACAAGTCTTTCTGTACCTTCCATGGATTTAAAATTTGCAAATGTTATTGCGTGTAGTAAAGATTAATAGTAATATATCCTAAGAAATGCCAATATTCGATCCAGACGGTAAATGCCCACTTTTAAACAAAAAGTGTATCAAACATCAATGTGTTTGGTATAACATGCTTCAAGGCAAAAATCCTCAAACTGGGCAAAATGTACAAGAATGGGGATGTTCCATAGCTTGGATTCCTTTGCTTTTAGTTGAAAATACAGGGAAACAAGTACAAACAAACGCTGCTGTTGAGTCTTTTAGAAATGAAATGGTTAAAGCAAATATGGTCACTTTAGCTTTAGTTAATGAAAATAATAAAAAACAAAAACAAGATCCTTTAAAAGAAGTAGGTAGTATTTGGGGTAATATAAGTCAAGGACAAGATGCTCTTGCAAATGGAAAGGAACTTTCCGAAGATTTACAATTGCTTCAAGGTAAAAAAACTGTTAATAATAAGAAAGGAAAAACAAAGGTAAAAAAAGATGCCCTTAACAATAAACAACGTAACAATAAATAATCAGCTAACCATTATTAATGATGCTGGTGTCAATCCTGAAAATCCAAACAATGGACCTAAGTTCTATTCTGGTAATACTGAAGTAGACGTAAACATTGATGGATTAGCTTATTTAAATTTACAAGGTAATGATGTTGTTCCAGCTAACGTACACGCTTTACAATTTAGACCAGCCACATCTTCGGGTTGGATAGAATTTGATGGAACAGCACCCAATCAAGAAATAACAGAGGCAGAAATTCCAACTTGGGCAAATACAATGATTACAAGATGGAATGGTGAAAAAGTTTATTGGGAAACTTATACTACCACATATAATAATCTTGTTGCTAACCTTAATTCTGAATCCGCTAGCTATGAAACTGACTTAGCTAACGCTCAAACTTCTGCACAAACATCAGCCACTACTGCAAAAAATAATATTTTAGGTGCTTAATCTAAAAAAAGAAGTTTTAGAGTATTCCATCACTATGAAAAATGTGATGAAAAAACCTCTTATTAATTTAATCAACGAAGAAATATATGCTGATGTTGATCAATGGGAAAGAGGACAAATTGCAATTGGCGAAGTTCCCGATGTGCGATCAGTGAAACTTGCAGGGTTAGAAGAAAAAGACATAGGTGCTTCAGTATCTAGAAGAATCATTTTTAATGAATTAAAGAAATTTGCAAATTTAATAAATACAGAATATCAAAAAAATATATCTAACTTTTATTTTTCAAAAAATAATTATTTTCAATTTCTATATTATGATTCAAAAATGATGGATCATTATGATTACCATACTGATTACGTATTAGAGTACCCTAGAGTTTTAACAATTTTGGTTGGTTTAAATTCAGTAAATGAATATGAAGGAGGAGAGTTATTTGTTCAAAATCAAGAAAAAGGTATTAAGTTAGATATTGGCGATGTAGTAGCTTTTCCCTCTAATTTTATGTACCCCCATAAAGTATCAAAGGTGACAAAAGGTAAAAGGAAAGTTTTAGTAATATGGACCCAATAAATTATTTTAAAGAAAACAGTTATGTACACCTTAAAAGTCTGGTTAGTCCTGAGATAAATAATTTTATATATAATTACTTAATTATAAAAGCTTGTACAAATGTTGAATTTGGAGGAGAACAAAGTGATGACTATATAAGATATTCTTATGCAGATACAGCTATTGAAACGCTATCTTCAATACTTTTAGATAGTATCTCTCAAGTTACTCAAAAAAAACTATGTCCAACCTATTCTTATTGTCGTGTTTATACTAAAGGTGAAATATTAAAACCTCACACAGACAGAGAATCTTGTGAATACTCTATAACCATAAATTTTGGTGGAGATCCTTGGCCTATTTATTTTGGTGATTTAAACAAAGACAATGATTTAGCTAATGGTTATCAATTAAAAAATGAGATTATATTAAATCCTGGTGAGGGTATTGTTTATATGGGTGAAAAATTAGTTCATTGGAGAAACAAGTTTACAGGAGATCATTGTGCTCAAGCTTTTCTACACTATATTGATGTAGATGGCCCTCATTATCCAGAATACGCTTATGATAAAAGACCTAACATTGGTTATAAAAAAATTTAAGGAGAATAAATGATTAAACCAGAAGAACTAAAAGATAAGAATTTTAAAATATTTTTAGGCATGCCAATGTACGGTGGAATGCTTACAGAAAATACAATGCATGGTTTATTACAACTCCAACAATGGTCCATGGCTCGTGGTGTTGGAATGAGAGTTCAAACTATGGGGAATGAAAGTTTAATCACTCGTGCTCGTAACACTGTTGTTTCCATGATGATGGATCAAACAGACTATGTGGCGACTCACTTGTTGTTTATAGATGCAGACATTGGATTCACTGCTCAAAATATAGAACGCATGCTTTGCTTTGATAAAGATGTAGTTTGTGGTATTTATCCAAGGAAACATATCCACTTTGAAAAAATACCTCAAATATTAAAAGATAATCCTAATGCGACTCCCGATGAAATAGAGGTAAAGACACTGGGCTATAATCTAAATTTTGATGATCCTCAGAATGTTACTGTAGATAGTGGTTTTTGTAAGGTACAAGAAGCAGCAACAGGGATGATGTTGGTTAAAAGAGAAGTCTTTCGTACCATGATGAAAAAGTTTCCTGAACGTAAATATGAATCCGATCAAATTATTAATGGTAAGTCTTTTAAATCGGATAATTGTTATGACTTATTCTGTGCAGGTATCTACGAAACAAGTCCAGGAAAGAAAAGATACTTATCGGAAGATTATTACTTCTCTCGATTATGGCTAGAATGTGGTGGTGATATCTGGGCTGATATAGCCATGCCTTTAACACACTTTGGCAATCGAGCATTTAAAGGTCATGTTGGCTCTTTATTTGCTAAAAAAGATGATGTAAAGTAGGCTTTATGCCACTAACTAATTTTACAATAAAACCAGGCATTAATAAAGAAGTTACCGATTATACGGGTCAAGGACAATGGGTTGACTCCGATAATGTACGCTTTTTTAATGGCCTACCTCAAAAAATCAAAGGTTGGGACAAG